CTTGCTATTAATGAGTATGCTTGTAAATCTGATACATCTGCCTCAACAATTGTAATTGTGTTTGAAGCTGTGTTAATAGTTTTGTTTGTTAGTACATCTGTTGTTGCCTTACCTACTAGTGTGTCAGTAGCCGCTGGCATAGTCAAACGATTACCACCATCTACTTGATTAAATGAAGCAAGAATTGGTGTTGTTAATGTTTTGTTTGTTAGTGTTGATGTTGTTCCAGAGAACAAAGTATCTAATTGTGATAATGTTATCTTACCCTCTGTTCCACCGTCAGACGCTAATAATAAGTCTGTAGCAGCGAGTGTTGAACCTGTTAAATCGTTAGCAGTGTCTATATCGAGTGTGGCTGTTACTGAACCAAACTCTAGTGCGCTAGCACCTGAATTTACTTTTAATACTTGACCGGCTGTTCCTATAGATAGTGAAGCGCCAATACCTCCGTGAGATAAACCGATAAAGTCTCCTGATTGATATTCTGAAAGACCTGTTACATTAGATCCGTCGAGTGTTGCTCTTACTGGTGTTTTTATTGCCATAATTCTATATTCCTTTTAATCTTATTATCCTGGTATTAATGTTTGAACAGATGTTCCATCAGACTTTACAAATGGAAGATAATATATCGGTTTAACAACACCATCTAAAAAAACATTTATTGTTGTAGCAGTTGTATTATTTAGTAAAGTTATTTCAGTAGTCGATGCATCAGATTTGGTAAAAGGTATTACTTTTGTAGTAACGCCTTGATTTGTCCAAATTGTTCCATTATAAAAAAGTGTATCGCCTGTTTGTAAATCGGTAAAAGATACATCTGTATGATTATCAAAATTACCAATAGATCCACCAACTTCTTTAATAGTACCACTATCGTTTATATAAAACTTTTGTGCCGAAGTATCAATAGCAACTTCCCCACTAGCTAGATCACTAGTAGTGGGAGTTGAAGTTCCTCGTTTTAATTTTATAACTGTCGCCACAATATTTCCTTTATATTATATATTAGAATGTTCCACCGTCAGTATTAGTAACTGTTACCTCACCAGCACCATCAACAGCAAAGTTATTTGAGTTGAATGAAGCTGTTCCTGTACTTGATGTTGAAGCAACAGAAGCAGCGATTGTTAGTGTATCGCCAGACATAGTAGTTACTATACCACCACCATTAGCAAATGTAAGTGTATCACCTAAATCAATAGCTGTACCCGAACCTGAACTTGGTGTAATTGTTATAGTAGAGTTTGCTAGTTTGCCATTACTGATTGATCCAGCAAGTTTGTCTTCAGCAATTGAACCCGCCAACATATCATTTGTAATACCACCAGCTTTAACTTGTAAAGCGTCACTTGATATTTCGATAGAAGCGTCATCTACATTAACTGATAATACATTACCAGTTTTACCTAAACCAGCTCCGTCTGATATTTGACCAGCACCAGAGAACTGAGCAAGTGTAATTGCGTCTGTTCCTAATGTAGGTTCGCCATTATGTGTAAATACATAACCGTTATCAGCGTTAGCAGTTCCTTCTTCAACAAATACAAAAGCACCACCAGTAATTTCTGAAGCAGCATCTGCGTCTGGAGTTCTTGTTAGAACATAAGCAGCTGATCCTGATCCTACAGTTGTTACTGTGTAGATACCGTTTTGTGTAGTTGTTGATTGATTTTTTAATAATATTCTGTCGCCTGCTGTTGGAACTTGACTATCAATTGAGAAAGCGCCATTTGAACCAGCAGTGATTGTTCCAGCACCATTGTTATATGTTCCAGCAACATTAGCTGTTGTCGCATATCTAACAGAAGCTTTTACATCTAAACCATTAGCAACACTATCAACATATCCTTTAGTAGCAGCGTCTGTAGCAGCTGTCGGAGTTGTAACACTCGTTATTTTTGATGAATTAACATCTACTGTTCCTGATCCGTTTGGATCCAAAGTGATATTACCGTTTGCGTTAGTTGATGTAATACTATTATCTAAAATTGTAATGTTATCTACAGCAATTTGAGTCATTCCTGCTAAAGCAGTAATTGTGTCGCCAAGTGATACATCTGTTGAACCAATTGTAACACCGTCATTCGCTAATTTAGCATTAGCAACTGAACCCGTTAGTTTATCACTAGATACTGAAGCGTCAACTAATTGAGAACCATTAATGATTTTGTTAGTTAAAGTGTCCGAAGTATCAGCTTTTATGAAAGCTGAAGATGTGTTATCGTATTGACTTAAATCGTCATTTACAACTAGATCAATAGTTTGATCACTAGATTCGTAAGTTGCTGTAATTCTTGTTTCTGTATTACTAGTAAACATCGCACCAGCGATATCTTGTATTCTTTCAGCATTAACTGTAACGTCTCCAGATGTAACTGTAAAGTCTGTGCCATCAAATGTAGCAATACCTTTATTAGTTTCTGTAGCGTCTTCAGCAGCAAATGATATATTGTTATCTGTAACTGTTGTAGTAATACCTTCACCACCAGCAAAAGTTAATGTATCGCCTGTACTAAAGTTATCAGTTGTTGTTCCGTCTGAAATTGTAAATGCACCAGAAGCAACAGCAGCCCAACTTGTGTTCCCTGAGCCATCAACTTTTAGATATTGTCCGTTAGAACCTGCCGTAGCTGGTAGTGTTAAAACAACATCACCTGCGAGAGTGGCAGGAGACCTTAATGTTACTGATCTAGCATTACCAGTATTGGTACTTTCGTTAAATTGAATTGCACCACCATTAGATGCGTGATTACCAACAAGTAGTTGATCTATAGCGTTATTTGAATCTGTGATTATAGTAGATGAAGCTGTTAGTGTTCCATGAACGTGATTTTTTAGATCGGCAAAATACTTACCACCGATAACTTCTACGTTAGCAGCATGACCACTTCCGTCTTCATTTCCTGTTCCTATGAAAAGTCTGTCACCTAAATTACCCTGATTACCTGTACCATAAGTATAGGCCATTTGTCCTTGACCCAAGTTGGATGGTGCGGCTACTCCTGCGGATCTTAATATTTTTATTACTGTTGCCATTGTTTATTTTCCTTTAAAAGTTACCACCGTTAAGGTCTAATTTCCCAGTTGTGGTGTTAATTTGATTTCTACTTATAAATTTATTACTAGAAGCGTCATACTGGAGTATGGCGCCGTCTTCTAAAGAAGTGGCATTCACATCATTTAAGCCGGTTAGAGTAGAAGCTGTTCCAGCACTTGGAACAGTAACAGAGACCTGAGTTGGACTTGAATTTGTCGAGTATATCTTTGCTTTGTTTTGTGCCATTTCTGGTCTCCTTCTCTCTTTTAAGTATATATTTATACTATAAAGTATATTTATAATAACTATTTATTAAAGATTAAATGGTAACCGATGGCGAAACTGTAATTATTCCTTCAACAACTCTTGTGATCGTACTATCAGATTGTTTTAGTATTTCAACATCAAAAACGTATCTCGCAGGCGCTTCTAGGGCGTTTGTTTGATTTGCTGAAAGAGAAAGAGTTACAACGCCTGAAGTGGCGTCATTCGCTATGTAAGTAGTAAATGTTGTTCGTGTTCGAGTGCTAGCGTAGCCTTGAGCCATCTTAGCACTCGCAGTATATCCTGTCAAATCGAAGGCGTCTCCAGTATTAGCCCATACTGTTACGTCTGTCGAAAATGTAGTTCCTTGATCAATCCTTAGATTTACTGTCGCTGCCATTTAATTCTTCTAATCCTTTTTTAATCTTTTCATTATAATGATTAGTAAGAACCTCAATTTTCTCTAGTTCTACTATGTGTCTAACTTTTGATGATTGCATTTCCATTTTAGCAACAATACTGTTCCTAATATCCATGGGCAAATCACTTGTGTTATATTCTTTACCGTCAATTGTCATTGTCTCTTGTTTTACTTCTTGTGTCATTATCACCTCACTATGTTGTTTGTTATATTTATAAGAGTTTTGTTTATTGTTTTTTCATAAAATCTGGCAGTCCTAACATAGGACGACCATCAAATGAATTTTTATCTGAATATTTACCATTTACATGATTATAATGTAAGAACACTTGACTACATATGTCTCCTTCAAAAGTCTCTCTCCAATGTTCTAACTCACAACCACTATACACTAACATGTCACCAATATCAAGGGTTACTTCATTTCCTTCTATAAAAATT